GGACGGCTCCTGCGCCCAGACGGGCCAGCCGAGCACCCCCAGTGCTTGTGCGAGTAGCTCGCGCGTCTCGGCGATCATCCGATCCCCAGCACCTTGTAGACCTGGATGTGTTGCTCTAGTAGGCGTTCGATGTCGTGGTCACGGGCGATGATGCGGACTGCCCCCATCTCGTCCCACCCGGCGACACCTTCCGGCGACTGGCGCCGCTTGTAGAGGCGGGCGGCCAGGAGTAGCACCGCCTCGATCACCTCGGGGCGCCCGATGGACGTCGGGTAGACGCGGTCATAGACCCACATCCCGGCGGCTTCAAGGCAGATTCCGAGGAGAGCGTCATCACCTTCGGTCCGCGAGCCGACCATCTTTTTCAACTGGTCCAGTCCGGCACGTTCGGCCATGGCTTCCTCCTGCCTTGTAGTCACGGGGGGCACCGGTACGGGGAATCAGTACCCCCCGTGAGTCCTATGTGGTCAGTCCTCGACTGGCGCGGCTTCGTCGTCGCCGCCTTCGTCCTGCGGGTCCGGCTCCTGTGGCTCGGTCATGCGCGCTCACCTCCCCTTGCGCGAGGTCGTGGAGGTGGCTACGGCGGCCGGGTCGATAGCCCACGCCGCCCCCGTCCAATGGCAAGAGGTGCCATCGGCGAGCAGCATGAAATCGCCCGCCACGAATGCCGTTGCTGGCGTCGGCACGATGCCGGCGGTCTCGGCGAGGTTGTACGGCTGACGCGCGCTGGCAGGCGTCCAGCTACCGGGGGTGCCGGGCGTCGCGCTGGTAGGCAACGGAGGCGCGATACCGACGAGCCACGCGGGGACGGACGCATCGAACCAGGCGTTCAGTCCGTCGCCCGTGACGTTGTACTGACCCGCCGCGTACGTAACTGGGGGGACGGGCTGCGCGTAGAAGGCGTAGTCGACGCTGTATGGCGCCTCCGAACCGGCCGGGGTCCACGTGCCAGGCGTCCCGGCAAGCGCACCGGTAGCGGGTTGCGGCGCCCGACCGGCCTTCCAAACCCCGCCCCAGTAAGCCTCCGAGCCATCGCCCAACACCACGTAGGAACCCATCGCCCACGGCAGCGGATCCTCGTACGGGAAGATGGCCTGCGCCGCCGCGAGGTTGGCTGGTGGTGCCGCCCCGGCAGGCGTCCACGCACCAGGCGTGCCCGACGTCGCCCCGGTAGCCGGGGGCCCAGACGGGACAACAACCGTAGACGTACTCACCCCCGCGCGGCCGGCCGCGACCGCACCGCCGGAAATCTGCGCGTCCTGCTCGATGCGACGCGCCATACCGACCGCGGTCATGTTGAACGGTCCCATGTGGACACTCCTTGCTTGAGCGGAGCGCCGGGCTGAGCCACCCCTCAGGACCCGCCCGGCGCTCCTGTCCGGGGTTACGGCGCGATGTGCTGCGCGGCGTTCGGCGCGGGGCGGTAGAAACCCACGTAACCGGCGTAAGCCACCTGGACACCGAGGACCGAAGGCTCAGCCACAGAGAGCTGACCAACGATCTGCTCGTATGCCTCGATCGATGCGGCATTGAGCACCCAGAAGGTGTCGTCCACAATGGCCGGTGTGACCACGAGACGCAGACCGACCGGGTTGCCGACGAACGAGTCGGCCGAAGACTGACCGGCAGCGTTGCTCGGCGCCATGAACGGGAAGATCTGGCGTCCAGCGGCATCGCTCAATGAACCGAGTCGGGCCCAACCGAGAGGACCCGCTGCCAGAATTGTGGGCAATTGTCCGGTTGCCGCGTACAGCTGAGCCGAAGCGGTGTAGATCGCTTCGATGGTGGTCGCTGCGTCCGCACCGGCGGCCAGCGTCACCTTGCCGGTCGACTTCGCGATCTCGTTCAGTAGCGCGCGTTCCGTCGCGTAGGCGTACCGCGCGGCCAGCTGGTTGACGATCGTGTCCATCGACGCGACGCCCCAGTCAAGGGTCTGCCGAGAGACGTTGCAGTACCCTCCGAGCGTCGAAAGGTCCACGGAATCCGACAGGACATTGAACGGGTGCGAGACCAGTTCGTCCTTCTCGTTGGCCTGAAGGCCCACGCCATCAGCGATGTGCGCGTCCACGAGGCGCGGGCGCCGGAACGACGGGCCGCCCGGGATCGCGATGGTGCCGACGGCCGACATCAACGGTCGAGATGTGTTGATGAAGTTCATCACCGGACCGACGATGGTGTTCGGGAAGATGCCCGCGAACGCGTCGGTCGTGATGTGGGCGGCGGCGCGGTGGTACCGACGCAGCCGGTCCTCCGCCTCACCCTTGGTCCCACCGACACCGATGATCGAGGTCAGGTAGTCACCGAGGTACGCACCGGCGGAGCGGTACTTCACTTCGTCCTTACTGCCCGATCCCTGAACCGCGTTGCCGACCGTGGCGAGGCGAGCCTTCGCCTGATCGTTGAGTTCGAGGTCACCGGACAGGGTGGTGATCTGACCGTTGATCTCCCCGATACGGGTCTTCGCCCGCACGATGAGTTCCTGCTCGCTGCCCGTGAGATCACGGTTGCCCGTGACCGCATCGTCAGTAAGCGACTTCATGAAGTTGAGCCGCTCGTCGCGCTCCTCGCTCAACTTCTTGAGCATGGCGTCCATTGAGGACACCCACCTCTCTGTAGAAACGGTTGTCTGACCCGTCCTGCGGAGGTGTCTGTGGGGGTGTCGGTATCCCGAGGTGCCCGGCAGAGGTGTCCTTTGTGGACTTCTTCCTTGCGTGGTCTTGCTCTAGGGCGCGGTCTCCAGTGCGGTGACGCGCGTGGTCAGGTCGGTGATAGCCGCCGTGTTGGCGGTGGTCTGTGCTTCCAGCGCGGCGACGCGAATGTCTAGTTCATTGACGGCGACGTCGAGACTGCTAACCGTCTGCTCCAGCTGGCCGAGCCGGTCGAGGATGGGCTGAAGGTCCGGCGGGAGTACGCCGCCGCCACAGTCCGGTGAGCCCATGATGGAGATAAGACCCTCATCGATGACCCGCAAGCGCTCCGGCGAACTAGGCACGGGCCACCTCCGGCATCATCGGCGAGAGTGACCGCGCGTCCCCGAGGACGAAGGTCAGCGAGCCTTCAGCTAGCCGGCTCCAGCCGTAGCGGTCCGTGGCCACGTAGAGATCCCACGGCCAGGTCCCGATCCACCCCTCACGCGCCTGCGTCTCGTGGGCAGGCATCTGGACTACGGCCATGGTGGCGCTGTCAGAGGTCCACGTGGTGATCGCGTGGCGCTGGTACGGGTCCGACCATGCCGCCTCGGCGGCCAGCAACGGCAGCGCGGTCGCCGGCATCACGAGCGCATCCACGGAGAGGTGGAGACGCGGCTGCCACCACAAGCCCTGACGGAAGGTGAACAGCACCCCGCCGGTGCCGTCGAGTTCCGCGGAATAGACCAGTTCGGGCGCTCCGTCGAGATAGAAGCGCTCGCCGGCCACCACCGCGCCAGCCGCCCGCTGGAGTCCGGTTGGCATGAAAAGCTGAAAGCCCTTCATGAAGTCGGTGCCGCACTCCACCACGAGGTCAACCAGACCGGCCCTCATGACGGCCGCCCGCGAAGGTAGGCGACCTGCGCCGCGTGCTCCGGGCTTTGCTCCAGTTCGGCGATGAGCGCCAGGGCTTCGTCCAGATTGGGGCGCGCGGCCCCTTGAGCGGCCCGTAGGGCGGCCACGCCGGCGTCTTCGGGTTTGGGGGTGACCGGCCGCTCCCCGTCCGCCCTGACGCTCTCCACGAGCGCACCCCGGTACGCCGGGTCCATCACGGCGGCGACGTGCTCAACCGCGACCTTCACCCGCTCGATCACCCCGTCAGCCGCCGTCTGCGAGGTGAGCGCGTAGTAGCCCAGACTCAGACCCCGGTGTGAGCTCAAAAGCACCTCACGCGCCTTGTCGGCGGTCGCGGCGTACAACCGGAACGTGCCCCATGCGCCGTCAGCGCGCTCCTCCAGCCTGGAGCCGTAGCCCAGTGCGTTGTGGAAGGTGTCAGCGTGGGTGAAGAACAGACCCACCCGATGCCACGCGCGGGCCATCTTGTCCAGCGATCCCGGTAGGAAGCGTTCCCGCCCGCCGCCGTCTTCGGTGAAGTCGATCGTCTCCCCGTAGGGGACGACTCGCCCGGTGACGGTGCGCCCGTCCCCGCCGGACTCCAGCTGCACGGGGAACGTGCGTAGCCGTAGCACCCGCTCCATCACGTACCCCCATCCGTCGTTGACGCGAGCACCGCGAGCGCGGCCTCTTCGGTTCCGTGCGGCGCCCAGTTCTCGAAGACGCGCGCCTCTTCCGGCGTCAGCACCTCGGAACCGATCAGGTCCTTGTACGCCTTCGCGCGGGCGGGAAGGTCCGGCTGGATCAGGCTGTCGTTGTCGAAGTGGATCCACTGCGCGCGTGGTAGCGCCCAGCTGGACAGCCCGCTGGAGAGGTTGTAGGCCATCGCCCGCAACGTCGCCCGCCAGAAGTAGTCGAAGGTGGCTTGCGCCGTGGAGTAGGTCAGACCCGCATTCATGGGCAACCCGACCAACCACAGTGGAACGCCGAACGCGGACGCGATGCGCTGCTCATCGAAGGAACGCATGTCGAGGAGACCGATGTCAGCCGGCTTCAAGTTGAGCGGCTCGTAGGTCAACCCTCCAGTGAGGACAGCCGGCAGGGTGCCACGGCTGATGCTCGCCTCGTACCAGGACTGGCGGATCTCGTCGGCCTGCGGCTTGGTGAGCTTCACCGCGGATTGCAGCACGGCGGTGGGAATGCCGTTGTTTACGGCCAGTTCCGTGCCCCACTTCTCCATCGCGGTCGCCGACGCGATCGAACGCCACGACGCCTCCAGCGGCCCGACCCCACGCACCGAGCCGGCCCACGTCTGGTAGCGGAGGTGCAGCATCTCGTTACGGGGGATCGGGCGCCCGTCCACACTCCACTCCGGTAGCCCGTTGTCCGCGTTCAGGTCGTAGGTCATGGCGTCCGGGTTGAGCACCACCCACCGCGCGACGGTGCCGTCGCCGTAGCGCGCGGTCGCCATCAGGAAGGCTTCCCCGCGTAGCAGTAGCGAGTTCACGATCTGTTTGATGGCGTCCACAATGGACGAGTAGACCAGCGGCTCCGGGTTGTCCATCCACGGCAACGTCGGCATGGGGGAACTGGCCTGCGTACGAATCAGGTTCATCGCGCCCATGGTGCGGCTGATCAGGTCAGCGCAGGTGAACACGATTGCGCACCGGTTCTCTAGGAGAGCACCCCCGAGGAACCGCCCGTTAGCGTTGCCGCCAGCCTCGTAGAAGGGAGGCTGCCACTGTGAGGGGTAACCGGCCCACCGTGACGACGTCGGAAAGCCCTTGTCGTAGGCACCGATGTCGTTGGGGTTGCGGTTCCACGAGTGCTGACCCTCGACGAAGTCACCCGGCCGGCCTAGCTCGGTGACCGTGTCGGGCCCCCTGGAGGTGCCGACGAACTGACGCGGGCCAGCCCCCCACCCGTAGCCGCCGCCCGGCCCCATCTTGCGGGCGGTCTCGTCGGTGAACACGATCCCCGGGGAGATCTGTGGGGGTACCTGCGACGCCTTGCTGCTGCGCGTGAGGAAGTCGAGGAGACCCATCACAGCACCCCCACGCCGCTGGAGCCGGTGCCGTGGTCGAGTGCGTACAGTGCGCAGGTCGCCGCGATCAGGCGCACCGGCGGCGTGGACACCTTGCGGTCCCAAATCCAACCGTTGGGCAGCATTCGCGCGGTCGCCTTACTCGCGTCCGCGATCAGTTCGGGCATCCGTGCAATGTGGACACTGCGGTCGGCCACCGCCTGCGTGAAGCCGGCGCACGCGGCGGGATAGTCGTTGTACTTCAGCGGGACCGTGGGCACATCGAAGTCGCGGGCGGCGCGGTCCATCAGGTCAACAAGCCCGCCTTTGGCATCAAACGCAAAGCCGTCGTTGGCGTAGGTTGCGGCGAGTTCGCCAAGGCGGTGAGGTAGCCATCCGGCACCAGGCCGCGTCTCAACGATGAGGACGACGGGTACTCCGTCATCCCC